CCGCGACGTGCCGAAGCGGCTCGCTATCGAAGGCAACCGCGGTACTGCCAAGCTGATCACGCAGTTTTTCTTTGACAGCAACGGGCCGAACGCTTCGCTCTATACCACGGGTGCGAACACTTACGGCAATATCATCAACCAGGCGAACGGCGCCAGCACCAACAACCCGCCGCTCGACGCTCAGGGCCTGCAGGATGCCTTCACCGTCCTCATGAACATGAAGGACGACACGGGCAACCCCATCATGGTCATGGGCAACGCGACCATTTACTTGGTGCACGCCTTGACCGAATGGGTGACGGTCCAGAACCTGATGAACACTCTAACGAGCAACATCAGCGTCACTGGCGGTACTCAGACTTCGGCTACCTTCCCGGCGTATCAGTTGACGATCAACAACTGGATGAAGGCCAAGGTTGTGCCGATTGCCGATCCGTATCTTTCGATCGTGGCCACGGCGCATCCGCATAGCTGGGCACTCGTTGTCGATCCCGGCAGCGTCAACCGTCCCGCTGTCGAATTCGGCCAGTTGAGAGGCTTCGAGACTCCCCAGATTTACCAGCGCGTGCCGAACATTCAGCGGTTGGGCGGCGGCGTGGAAGTCACGATGGGGCAGTACGACACCTTGACCAACGACCTGCAAATCATCGGCGTTCAGGGTGGAACGCAGATTGACGGGCGCTCGACCGTAGCGTCCAACGCTTCCGGGTCGTAACGCGATTGCTCCCTGGAAGAAACGGGCCGGGGGCTTAGGCTCCCGGCTTTTTTGTTGACTGAATATGGCTGCTATCACAGATTTCACCTACGACTTCGATACCAATCCTCGGGTGGCGAACGTGCGATTGTTGATCAGCGACACGATCAACACTGACGCGCAGCCGGCCATTTTCAGCGATACAGAGATCAACGCCTTTTACAACATCCAGCAGGCCACGTTTCAGAGCAGCATGTTCTTCAGCGGCTCTGCCGGACGCGATCTGCCGTACTCGCCTGTATCGACTTTGCGCGTGGCGGCGCTGGCGCTCGATTCGCTGGCGTCCAATGCTTCCCGGCTGTCGGCCATCACCAAACTGCTCGACGTGTCGCTGTCTCCCAAGGAAGCGGCGGTATCGTTGCGCGATCAGGCGGCTCAGTACCGAACTACCGATGACGAATCGGGAGCGATGGTGCTGTTTGAGCAGTGCACCACGGTCTGGGGATTTGCTCAAAGATTCTGGAATCAATACCAGCGGCAGACGGCTGGAGGCGGCCAGTTTTGAATCAGAACTTCATCCATCAAGCCATCCTCGGTGTTATGCCCGCAGTTCGCGCCACGGGGCTGCTGGTGAGCCTCGCAACCTTTCAGAAGCCTACAGGCTCCAGCGATAGCGCACCAGCCGGGACGCTCGACGATGAAGGCTTCCCGCTTGGGACTTATGAAGACGTGACCGGACTGATCGCCATCCCCTGTACGGCGCCGCCGATTGGAACTGGCGAAGGGATCTCAGCCACAGAAACCAAGGGCCTCGAAGAGTTGATGCTCGACGCGCCGAAGCATGTGCTGCTCGACCGCCGATATGATGCGGTTGAGGCTGGCTGGCGTCAGGGATGGCGAGTCACCATCGACGGCGTGATCTTCGACGTCATGGGCGCAGAGGGCGATTCACAGGGGCAGATGACGCGCGTCTACGTTCGGAGGTTCACTCAGTGACACTTTACTCCCGTATGCGGCTGCTGGCCTTTCAGGAATCAACACTCCGCGCATTCTTTGGCGACGATCTGACCACGTTTCGCTGGTTTTATATTCAGGTGCCAGCCGGAATCATCGGGGTTCAGACATGCGCTCGAGTGCTGACAGTTTCGCAGATCGTGGATAACGTTCACGGCGTGCCGATGCGGAAGCAGTTGACCCAAGACCGCACGCAGATCGACGTTCTGGATAAGCGGCCATCGGTGGCAGCGGAAGCGGCGGCGGCCATCGACGCATGGCTGGAGCGTGCCGACTTCGCCCGCAATTCCGCTTTCACTTCACCGGCTGGCAACTGGCCTGGGACGAACATCAAGCTCAATGATCGTGGGGGGCTGGACTACCAGACGCAGCGTCCCACCCCGGTCGTCAGTCTGGAATATCGAATTTGGAACGACAACACCTAAAGGAGAACGACAATGCCCCTCGTACCGCCCGGATTACCAGCATCAAATCTAGTGTTGATGCTGCAGACCACCGAAAGCCCCGCCCGCTACAATGCGGTGGCGAACCTCGGAGACTTCACTGGCCCAGGCCAAAGCACCACCACGGTAGACGTGTCGAAGCACGGAGATAAGTTCCGTAACTTCGTGGCTACCCTCATTGATCCGGGTACGATTACCTGCCCCGTATGGTTCGTGCCTACCGAGCCGACGCTGGCAGGTAACGCGCAGGCATTGGCTGAACTGGAGCAGAGCCGCTCATTTGAATCGTGGCTGATCACTTTCGTGGACGATGCGGGCCTGATCACCGATCCGCAGATGACCTTCAACGCCTACGTGTCGAAGTTCAGCCTGAAGGAACCCGTTGCCGGTGTCTACTCGGCCGACGCGGAATTCCGCATTTCCGGCGCCATCACGTACCTGTGGGATGCCACGGTTATGCCGTCCGGTCAAGCGCTGCCGTAGTAACAAACGAAGCGCCATGGTATTGTTTCATCCATGGCAGACAATGAAACCCCACTCCCGCCGAACGAATGGCCCAAGGTCACGGTCGGCGGGACTACTTACGAAGTGCGGTATGGAATGACCGCCAACTACCAACTCAGCAAAGCGGGCGTCTCGCCCTCTGATGCCTTGGGAGTCCTTACCCAAGGTGGCGCTCCCGAAAACCTCTCTCGAATCATCGACATCTGGCGTGCTTGCACCGCACATCACTTCACTCTCGCAAAGCCAAAACTGGAGCCTCCAACCGCCGAACAGTGGGCGGAAACGCTCGACAATTACCCCACCGAGGTCTTCACTCAGATCGCCACAGCGGTGCGGACTGCAATCCTAAAATGGTCGCTGGAGCGAAAGACTCAAGCCGCGCCGACTCCAGCGACGACGGAAGCGGCTCAGACGCCGACTCCGATCAACTAAGCCCCGCGTATTGGATGCGGATGTGGGCGTTTGCCACTGCGGCAGCGCCCATGGGTCTTGGCTTGCGAGATGCCGAGTTCTGGTACCTCGATCATGTGGAGTATGCAGCAAAATTGCGAGTGTGGCGCGAGCATCGGCAGGACCAATACACGATGCTCGCGGTGCTGCGTGCGGACTTCCACAATGGCATGATGCCGCGCAAGAACGGCAAGGCTTATACCGCTCAGGAATTCGGCGCACCTGGCAAGAAGTCTGAACCCGGCGTGATTAAGAAGTGGACCCCGCAAGAGTTCCAGCAGCGCGTGGAATCGCAGCGGGTGGACAAAGAAGCTCAAAAGCAAAAGCTATCGGTGGTTGCCAGCATGAAGGGCCAAGGGCAGGAGCTACCGAGAAAGAAGGCATGAGATGGCAGACGAGACGATACCTGGGATAAGCATACCGATTACAGCCGACTTTTCGGATCTTGACCGGAAGTTTTCCGATGCCATCTCAGACGCGCAGCAGCAGTCCAGTAAGCTTGCGTCTGCTATTCAGGATGGTTTCCAGCCGCCGAATACCGACGCGCTATCCAATGCCATCGAAAACGTTGGGGATAAGGCCGCCAGGACAGGAAAGGCGGTTGATGATCTCGGGGCAAAGATCGCGGAACTGCTGTCATCAGGGCAGGCGCAGAGCACATCCGAAGCTCTGGCCATGGCCATCCAGCAGCTTGGCGAGAATAGCTCTACGGCGGCCAACCAACTTGCTCCGTTGTCGGCGGCGATCACCCAGACCAATGATGCCGCGTCAACAGCAGCACCACAGATACAGGAAGTAGCGAAGGCTTCACAGCAGGCGGGCGAAAGCGCAACGACCGCGAGCGGCGGTATCGGCTCGATGGTTACGTCGCTGCTTGCTATCGGCGGAATCACTGTCAGCATAGAAGCCCTTGTGGAGTTGGGCAAGTCCGCTATTGAAGCATCCGACAAGTTGGATGATGCGGCATATGCGATTGGTCGCCTGAACAAAGGCGCGATGGACGGAAAGGCGGAAATCGCCGGACTACTCGCGGTCGCGCAGGATGAGGGGCTTTCATTTCCCGGACTCGTCACCGCAGCGCAGCATCTGGAAGTGCTTGGCGTTCACGGGCAAGATGCCATCGACACGTTGCAGAAGCTTGGGAATGCATCCGAACTGACGGGCGGCTCTATCGACTCCATGGCCCAGAAGTTCGCCACCATGGCCGAGGAAGGCTCCAACATTTCGGCGCGGTCGCTGAAAACCATGGGGCTGACCGTCGATGAGATCAAGCAATCCATGATCGACATGGGCGCCAATGCCGATCTGGTGGCTGGCCATTGGAAAGACCTCTGGAAGGTCATGGATGAAACTCAGCACGCCGACGTGCTGAAGGGCGCACTGTCTGAACTGGACGGTGCCGCCAAGGCGATGAACGACGACATCAAGGGCGACATTCAGCGCTCGATGAACGAGTTCTACGTTACCCTGGCGAAGCTTGGCGATGCCCTGGGACCTTTGGCACAGGTGGCTTTACCGTATCTCGTGGACGCGCTGAAGGTGCTAGTCACTGGCGTCGATGCGGGCGCCACATCGCTCAAGGTTCTGATTGATCTATTCGGTGGATGGCTCGGCATTCTGAAGGACGTTTATACCGGATTGGCCGAAGCCGGAAACGCGCTCGCTAAGTTGGATTTCTCGGGTGCTGCGAGTGCCGTATCTGCTGCGGTTGATCGGGTCAAAACCGACATGTCGGACATGTCCACCAAGATCCAGACCGACATCAAAGCGGGCGTGGATTTTGGAAAGCAGGCATGGGGCGTTGATTTGCCCGACGCTCTGGACAAGACTTCGCAATCGGCCAAGGATACATCAGGAGAGCTTTCTAATTTAACGGTCACAACCAAAGAGTCGAAGGATGCGGCTAAAGAGTACGCACAGGAACTGGCCAACCTCAATACCGAACTTGGGAAGATCAGCGGCGTATTAGGAAACGTCTCCGACTCCTACGACAAATACCTGCAAGACCTTCAGGACGGCGGGAAGACGGCAGTTCAGCAACTCAAAGATATCGACTCCGCAATTGATGCGGCCAGCACCGCCGCGCTGAAGCTCAAAGACCCAGCGATGATCGAGGGGCTGCAAGAGTGGATCGTCAAGCTCAAGGAAGCACGCGACACCGTAAAAGAATTCGCCGAAGAAGACGCATGGAACAAACTATCGGGCCAGATCGCAGGGCTCGCGGCGAAGTTCCCGCAGCAAGTCGGGGAGATGACCGGGGCGCTGAAGGATCTCGTTACCGCAGCGCAGAAAACCGCAGATGAAGTTCCTGCGGCATTCAATAAGATTGACCCGGCAGGATTGATCGGCAAGTGGCTGGAAGCGCAGAAGCAGTTGGACGATCAGACCCAAAAGATGGGCGATCACTTCCAGCAGGCGATGAATAAATACAGGGAGGCGGTGCAGAACGAAGTAATCCCGATCACCGCGACCCTGCAGCAGAGGCTTGCTGAACTCGACCAGAAATTTAAGGATGTCAACGGCGTCACATTCACCGATCTGTCGAATGCACTTGGAGGTTTGGGAGTCACCGTTGACGGGCTGACGATCAAACAGAAGCAGGCCGAAGACGCACTCAACACCATCGTCAAGAGTGGCACAACCACCCTACCTGAACTGGAGCAGGCGTGGGGAAAGGTCAGCACTGTAATCGACAAGCTTGCGAAAACCGATCTGCCAGCCGCTGAGGTGGAATGGCAGAAGGTAATCGACAAGATGATCGAACTGAAGGCTCCGATAGGAGAAATCCTTGACCTTCAGGCGCACATGCTTCAGGCGGAGATAAATGACGCCATCCAGACTGGAGAGTCCGCAAGTGCGCAGGTAATCGCCCTCGAAAGCATCCGGCTCAAACAGGAGCAGTTGAGGGATTCAGCTATCGGATGGGGAGAGTCGGCGGTTTCTTCAACCAAGAATATTCAGGATGCATTCTCCTCGATTAACAAGGGACTCGCGGACATCATCGTTTCGGGCAAGGACGCCTCGGATGTATTCGCCGGAATCTGGAAGGCGTTCCAGACGCGGGAAATCAATGTCCTAATCACGCAGTTTCTCAAGCCGCTCGAAAACGAACTTCTCAATCTTGGCAGCAGCGCCAAAACTGGCGCGGATCATGCCAGCGCCGCGCTATCGTCTATCGGAAAGGCGGCGCAATCCGCCAAGGTTGACATCACCGATTTAGGAGACGGGGCCAACGCTACTGATGGAGAGTTTTCCGATCTTGGCGATGGATCGAATGCGCTGTCTGGCGGGATTGATTCCTTAGCTGGTTCCGCTGATAGCGCCACGTCTAGCTTTACTTCATTTGCATCAAGTGTCGGTGGATTGGTGGCAATCTTCACCGCAGCGTTTGAGGCGGGCAAGCTACTTACAGGAGTTTTCAAGGATCTATTCAGTGGCCCTTCGAGCCTCAACATCACATCCTATCTTCCGATCGCGGGAATGAGCGGATCGCAGGTTTCACAACTTGCGGCATCGCTCGGTATCGACCTTTCGGCTGGTGGGAATACCGGACTCGGGACGCAGCAGAATCCAGGCTTCTCTCCCGGTACCGCGCCTGACAGCATGACCACGGCGCAGGCGATCAGCGCGATCAATACGCAGATCCAAAGGCTAACCGATCTTCAGACAGGACTGAACAATGAGATGGTGCAGGCTTTTGCCAAGGGAAACATCGACCTTGGCAATAAGCTCTCTGCCGACCTGCAGATTGTTGCGGGTGCCATCAAGACTGAGCAGGATACGCTCGCATCAATCGACGGCTCGACCAAGCAGTCTACCGTCGCAAGCGATCATGTTGCGGCCAGCACCGCGAACATGGTAGACGCTCTCAGCCATGCGACTAACAGCATCGACAGCCTGAAAGCGCAACAGGCACAGTTACAGAACGACATCATCGTTGCGCAGTCTCAGGGGAACACGGCGCTCGTTACAGCGCTCCAGAATCAACTGGGCACGGTCAACAGTTCGCTCAGCACCGCGCAGGGAATACTCGATGGTATCCGCACCGATGTAGGCGCAATCGCACCGGCCATTGTCAGCGGCTTCGACACGTTCAACGCTGGCATGAAGCTGCTCAGTTCTCCCGGCAATCTCGACAATGCCGGATTCGACAAGCTACAGGCAGATCTCGAAGCACTGCGTGTCGCGCTTCAATCCGGCGATATCGCGGCCATTACCAAGGCCACCGCCGATCTTCATGCTGTCATCATGCAGGCGACTCAATCGCCCGCTGTGGTCGCAGCGCTCCAAGAGATGCAAGCGGCTCTCCTGTCGGGCAATATGGCCGATCTGGAGAAGGCCACCGCCGATCTGAAGGCTGCGGAAGCGGGAAACACCGACAAGTTGGCCGCTGCTCAGAAAGAGATGGCAGACGCCATCGTATCGGGCAATGCGGACGCGCTTGCCAAGGCGACTGCTGATCTCGATGCAGCGCTTACCGATGCCTCCGCGAAGCAGGAAGAGGCAGTCATCAAGGGGATGGAGGGGCTATCTGCCAGCGAAGGTGAAATCGCATCGGCCATTTCCAAGCAGCAATCTACGCTCGACGGGCTACAGGCGCAGCAAGCGCAACTCAATCAGGATCTCATCATCGCGATTGCGTATGGCGATGACAAACTGGTTGCCTCAATCGAGGCCGAGCTTGGCAAGGTCAACGGCCAGATCACCACCGCCAGTCAGACGCTCGATCAGTTGAAGGGCATCACCCAGACGGGCACGACCGATATCGTTACGGGACTTTCGGGCGTGAAG